CTTCAATGAGACACTGGCTGGCGCTATTAAGGACGCCGGCGGGAAGAATGCGAAGGCTATCATGGCGATGCTTGACATCGACGCCCTGAAGAAGTCGAAAGACCAGTCAACCGATATAAAAGCGGCGCTGGATGCTGTGAAGAAATCCGATGCATACATGTTCGGTTCCGATGAACCTCATAAAAACCCCACGAACCCGACTGGAGGAAACGGCGGCGGTGAAAACGGATCGCTCGCAGCCATCCGCGCAGCAATGGGGTTGCCAGCAAAGAATGAGTAAAAGGAGCTCACAAAATGCCAAACACTATCACACTTAGAAAGAACTATTCCGAAGCACTCGATGAGGTGTATAAGCTTGCGTCCCTGACGGCAGTACTTGACGGCGACAACACGCTGGTCCGTGCGGGCGCAAACGCGAACGAGATCCTCGTTCCGAAGATGTCCATGTCCGGGCTTGCGGACTATGACCGCAACGCTGGATTTACGTCCGGCAACGTCACGTTTGAGTACGAGACGAAGAAGTGCGAGTATGACCGAGGCCGAATGTTCACGGTCGACGCAGAGGACGAGGAGGAATCCCTCGGCGCGTTTTCCAAGCTGTCTGCGGAATTCGTCAGGACAAAGGTTGGTCCGGAACTTGATGCGTACCGAATCGGTGCGTATGCAAACGCAGCGGGAACCGCGGTCACCGGAACCCTGACGACCGGAAAGGCGGCACTTGATGCCGTGTCTACCGCAAAAAGGAAGATCATTGATTCCGAGGCGAACATCGCGACATGCTACCTGTTCATCACAGCGGACCTTCGCGGCATGATCGGCGACCTCGACACGACCGCATCCCGTCGCGCTATGGAGGACTGGGCCGGAATTGTTACTGTTCCGACCGCCCGCATGTTCAAGACTGTAAAGCTCGGCGCGGACGGATTCACCGGAACACAGGCAATCAACTTCCTCGCAGCTGATAAGGCCGCCGTGATGCAGTTCCAGAAGCACACGGTTTCGAAGATCGTCACTCCGGACAACAACCCGGACGCGGACGCATGGAAGTTCGGCTATCGTACTGTCGGCATCGCCGAGGTATACGACAACAAGAAGCTCGGAATCTATGCGCATACCGTTGCCGCGGCTTGATGAGATACGCCGAATATAATTTCTATCATGAAACATATTGCGGAGACCGGATCACCGGCGAGGAGGCGTTCAACCGGTTAGCGACGCGGGCCAGTGAAAAACTGGACTGCTACACCATGGGGAGAATTGACCAGACGGATTTTGACGGCGAATCATACGCCGCGGCGGTCCGTCTGGCCGTTTGTTCTATGGCCGACATTATGTATCTGGTGGAAAAACGGAAATCGTCACACGATGGGCGGGAAATCGCCAGCGAATCAAACGACGGGTATTCTGTTTCGTTCGCGTCGGCATCCGAAGCGGATCGGGAATCAATCACAGAAAAAAGTTTGTACCAGGCGGCATATGTATATCTGTCTCAAACCGGGCTGATGGATTTCGGGGTGGAATGATGACGACAAACGCAGACATCACAATATTCAACGCCGTGTACGACAAAACGACACGGAATGAAAAATTCATCCCGACGGTGATTCGGAACGTGTCATTCTACGCATCCGAAACGGTGAACACGAATGACGGTGTATTGACGGATCAGTCGGCATACAAAATCAGGATCCCATATCTCAGCGCGGAGATCAATGGCCGGCGGAAATATGTGCCTGAGGAACGCTACAATGGCGATTCCAGCACGTGGACGATTAGACATGGTGACTTAATCGCCCTCGGAGCTTACGCGGGAAATACGGCGATTCTGACGCGCGCAGAGGCATCTGAATGGGCGTCCAGCGCTGGAATAAAAATGATTTCCATAACGGATTACGCCGACAACACCGCCCGCGGCTGCGATTCGACGAAACATTGGCGGATCGGAGGCAGATAATGGCATTCAAAATCGAAACGCCGCGCGGCTGCATAATCGAAACAAAAGGCGGGACAGCAAAGCTCGTCTGGAACGACGGATTCGGCGAGAAAATGAGCGGGAAGTTTGACAAGGCACAGGAAATCATTGATTCCGAATGTCTGCGATTCATGAACCCTCTCACACCGATGCGGACCGGAGCAATGATAAAATCCGCCACGCTCGGAACGGTCATCGGTTCCGGGGAGATTGTTTATGCTGCTCCATATGCGCGGCGCCAGTATTACAACAATCAGGGCGGATCGCCCGCGCACCCGCAGGCAAAGGGAATGTGGTTTGAAACCATGAAAGCAGCGCACAAGGCCGATATTCTGCGTGCCGCCGGGAAGGAGGTCAAATGACCGATTCCATCATTCAGGGGCTGGTTGATTATTTCATGGCCTGCCCTTTGCTTAGCGATGGCGTGTTCCGCGTCGACGCCCTCGGCGATGCCCCGGTCGAGTACACCATCGAACCGGCTATCACGTCGCCGATCATTCAGACATACATCGACGGATCATCGGAGCGACAATACCAGTTTAATTTCGGTTCACGCGAATACTATTCCATGGATCGGTTGCAGAACATCCAGAATTCGACATTCTATGAAAAGCTGGCCGATTGGATAGAATCACAGAACAAAGCCGGAATACTGCCGGATATGCCGGACGGATGCATCCCGGAAACGCTAGAAATTCAGGCGCCGGGCTATCTGTTTGATACGGCGATGCGGAATGCACGTTATCAGATTCAATTATCACTGAAATACATGAAGGAGGTATGACATGGCAGACACCGAAAGAGCTGTCGTTATGCGAAACAAGATCGCAGATTATCTGAAGGTCGATGGTACGTTCGAGCTGATGGGAACAGGCTTCACATCCCTGAATGAATCTCCTTCGGCGCAGACGGATTCGACGACATACATCAACGAATCTTCGTCCTCGACCGACATCACGGGATACGAAACCGAATTTTCATATGAGGCGAATCACATCCCGTCGCAGAAGGCCATTACGGCCCTGTGGAAAGATGGGCGAAACCATCTGACCGGCGCAGACGCGCAGCATGAATATGTCCGCGTCGACCTTTACAATCCCGTTGGCACGGCGAGCGACACAAAGGCCGAGTACATGGCGCGAAAGTTCATTGTTGCGAATGAGGTTTCCGATTACGAAGGCGACGGCGGCGGAAAGAATTCCGTTTCCGGAACCCTTCACGCAGGCGGGGACCCGGTTCTCGGCAAATTCGACACCGCGGCAAAGACGTTCACGGAGGGCACGTTCGAAGGAACATATGACGCCTGATTGATAATTCGCTGACCGATTACATGGCAGAACGGGTATAGACCAACGGCGCGGCCTATGCCCGTTATTTTTATGCGTCGACCAAGGAGAAAAAGAATATGGCAATCGTTATCAACGGCAAGGAACTCGAAGGGGATTTTTACGATGCGGATTTCATGGACCGATACGAAAGCGCAATGATTCACATGAAGGATCGCGCCGAGGCTGGAAAAAACCAGCACTACAAGAAGGTTGGTGATGCAATGCGGGCACAGATTCAGGTTGTGCGCGAATGCGTGGATGAAATCTTCGGGCGCGGTACGGCTGACGACATTTTCGGCCCGGATAATCACAATCTGAAGGACCATCTGCAGGCAATCGCCGACCTCGCGGACTGCGCACGTCAGTACCGCAAAGATCAGAACGATTTCCTGAACCGTTACACACAGCGAAACACAGTTCCGTACCGTCCGGATTGGAAGCGCAAGAAGTGAATCTTCTGATCGATGGGCTTCCGGAAACGGTCAACATCGCCGGGGAGAAGGTCCCGATAGAAGCAGGATTCCGGACGGGGATCCTTTTCGAGGAAGCCATAAACGACGCGACGATGTCGGACGAGGAGAAGATCATAACGATGCTTGGGCTATATTTCCCACGCGTCGAATTGACGGAAGAAACAGTTAAACCGGCTGCGGAGGCCGCATTGTGGTTTTACCGGTGCGGCGATGATAAGCCATTGCCAAAGAATGAGGACGAGGGCGAACCGGGGAAACGGTCGTTCTCGTATGAATACGATGCCGATTACATTTATGCCGGATTCATGGAGGCATACGGCATCGACCTGACACAAAAAAATCTCCATTGGTGGCAGTTCCACGCGCTATTTCGTGCGCTCCCGGAAACAACGCAGATCGTAAAAATCATTGGATACAGAACAATGCGGATTCCAAAACATTGCAGCAAGGAACAACGGGATCATATCCAACGGATGAAACGAATATATGCGCTGCCGGATGAATACACGCAATCGCCGCAGGAAGCTGACCTTACTGCTCTATTGATGCGAGGGGGGAACCCTGAATCATTATTGAGGAACAGTAAAAATGGCTGATGGCTCTTTAACATTTGATACAAAAATGGATCCTTCCGGATTTACCGGAGGGCTTGGAAAAATCGGAGCGGCCGCGCAATCGGC